AGATTCCCGCTCGGTTGCTGAGCCCCGAGATCAACACCGGCACCGACGCGCTCCCCGTGTGGACGCCGATCGGCGGCCTGACCTCCCTGACCTTCGACTCCGACAAGACGGACGCCGACACCACCGACTTCGACTCCGACGGCTGGGCCGAACACATGGTGCTCCAGCGCAGCCGCTCCATCTCGCTCGAGGGCTTCTACAAGGAGGACACCGCCACCGGCGCCCAGGACCCCGGCCAGGAGGCCCTCATCACCCTCTCCGAAGCGATCGGCGTCGACAGCCTCAAGCCGTTCCGCGTCACCACCCCCGGCGGCAACGTCACCACCTACATGGTGTCCGCGGACGCGAAGAACGGCGGCGGTGGCCTCAACGACCCGGCCGGCTTCACCGCCGACCTGGCCGTCTCCGGCAAGCCCGTCTTCACCCCGGCGCCCTGATGGCCGACCAGTTCCACGACTTCGACGCCGCCTGGGCCGACGAGGACGACGAACCCGTCGTCGTCCGGCTCCTCGGCGAAGAGTGGAAGTGCAAGCGGCCGTCGGAGGTGCCCGCCGCGCTGCTGCTGCGCCTCGACCGGCTCATGGTGGAGACGACCCGCGCCATGCAGACCGGCAAGGTCTCCGACGACTTCGTGGTCGACGCCGACCTGTCCACCGAGTCCCTCGCCCGCGCACTGGCCGGCGACGACAACGTGGACGCCTGGCTCGCCCGCGGCCTGCCCTACAAGCGGCTGGTGGAGGTCGGCCGCTACCTGATGGGCATCTACCGCGGCCAGGACCCGGGGGAAGCCCCGGCCGCCCCTCGCCGGGAGAGGCGGGCGGCGGCCAAGAAGCGATCGGGCTCGAAGAGCTCCTGAGCCACTGGCGGGAGCTGGAGGCCGACTTCCACCACGAATACCAGGTCGAAGACCTGGCCCACGAGCTGACGCGACGGACCTGGAGGTGGTTCACGGTGCGGATCGCCGGCCTCTCCCCCGAGTCCAACTGGTCCCACGCGCTGTGGCCCGTCGACCCCGACACCGGTGAGCGGCGCCGCCGCCCGGTCGTGACCATGCTCGAGGACCCGGACGCGGTGGACGCCTTCTTCGCCCGCGAGGCCCGCCAGTGAGCCTCACCGCCGCCGAGCTGCGCGCCGTCTACGACGTCGACGAGCGCCCCCTGGACCGGTCGCTCGCCGGCATCCGCGGCAAGGTCGACAAGGCACAGCCGGGCCCGGTCAAGCTCGACGCCGACAGCAGCCGCATCTCTTCGGCGGTGAAGACGGTCGGGTCGCTCTCCAGTGGGCTGCTCGGCGTCGGTGGCGCGCTGGCCGGGGTCGGCGCGGCCGGCGCCGGGGCGTTCGCCGGCATCAGCGCCGGCGCGGCCGGCGCGGTCGGCGCCGTCGCCGCGCTCGGCATCGGCGTCGCCGCCACCAACGACAAGGTGCAGTCCAGCTTCACCGGCCTCGGCCACCACATCGCCGACACCATGAACAAGGCCGTGGCGCCGATCGTGCCGGTCCTCACCGGCCTCGCCGGCACCTTTTCCGACACCTTCGACTTCATCGCCCCGATGCTCGCGGGAACGTTCGCGCAGGTCGCTCCCGCCATCGAAACGGTCGGATCGGTGATCGCGTCGGTGGTCGGCACCCTGGCGCCGGTGCTCGGGCAGCTCGTCACCGCCGGTCTGCCCATCGTCAACCTCATCGCCGGGGCCCTGATCCCGCTCGCCACCACGCTCGGGCAGGTGATCACGCAGCTCCTCGGCCCGATCTCCGGCGCCGCCCAGCAGCTCGTCGGGCCGCTGTTCGCCGCCCTGCAGACCATCCTCCCCGCGCTGACGCAGCTCCTCGTGCCGCTCATCCAGCTCGGCGCGCAGGTGTTCCCCGTGCTCCTGCCGATCATCGCGCAGGTGGCCAGCTTCCTCGCCGGCGCCCTCGGCAACGCCGTCAGCTCGCTGACCCCGTTCATCACGCAGGCCGTGGACGCCCTCGGGCAGCTGCTCAAGGCCGTGGAGCCGCTGATCCCCGTCGTGCTCGGCCTGCTCAAGACGCTCGCCCCGGTCGCCGTGCAGTTCCTCCAGATCGCCGGCGGCATCGTCAGCGAGCTCATGCCGGTCATCACCCAGCTCGCGTCCACCTTCGGCGGCCTGGTGAAGGCCCTCGCCCCGCTGATCGCGACCGCGCTCACCCTCGCCAGCACGTTCATCGCCAAGCTGCTGCCGGCGATCATGCCGCTGATCCCGCCGATCATCTCGTTCGCCCAGCAGGTCGGGCAGATCCTGCTCAAGGCCCTGATCGCGGTGTTCCCCGCGTTCACGTCGATCACCAACGCGCTGCTGTCGCTGCTGCCCGCGCTGCTGCCGCTGCTGCCGCCGCTCGAGCAGCTGATCGCCGCGGTCGTGCCGCTCATCCCGCTCATCGCCAACCTCGCCGCGAAGATCATCAGCGTCCTGGTGCCGGTGATCACCCCGCTGATTCAGCTGCTCGTGCAGGTCGCCGGGGTGATCCTCGGCGCCCTCGCCGGCGCCGTGAGGTGGCTGGTCGGGTTCTTCACCAACGACCTGCCGGCCGCGCTGCGGGCGGTCGGGTCGTGGTTCTCCTCCGTGTGGACCGGCGCGAAGAACATCGTCTCCGGCGTCGTCTCCTGGCTCGGCGGCATCCCCGGCCGGATCATGGGCTTCTTCTCCGGCATCGCCTCGTGGTTCGCCGGCATCTTCCGCCGGGTGAAGGACGGCATCGTCTCCGGTTTCACCGCTGCCGTCTCCTTCGTCGGCTCCATCCCCGGCCGGATCCTCGGCGCCCTCGGCAACCTCGGCCGGCTGCTGTGGGACGCGGGCAAGAACATGATCCAGGGCCTGCTCGACGGGGCCGGGTCGCTGCTGCGCAACATCGGCCGGTTCTTCCTCAACCTGCTGCCCGGCTGGATCAAGAAGCCGTTCGAGTGGGCGCTGGGCATCCACTCCCCGTCGAAGGTGTTCGCCGGCTACGGGCAGAACATCGGGCAGGGCCTGGTGCAGGGCATCGCCGGGATGCGCCCGGCCGTGGCCGCCGAGATGGCGAAGCTCGCGGACACGCAGGCCATCGGCGCGCTGACCGCCCCCACCGTGTCGGTGCGCCCACCGTCCGGCGTCGCAGCCACCGGGGCGGGCGGTGTGTCGGCGCAGGCGGCGGTGGCCGGCGGCGTCGACGCCATCGTGAAGATCGGCGAGTACCACGCCGCCCCGTCGGATGACCCGAACGAGACGGCCCGGAAGCTCGCGGTGCTCGCCCGCACAGGACAGGCCGGCTGATGCCCGACCTGTCCAAGACGTCGCTGACGTGGAACGACCTCACCATCGGCGCGGGCACGCCGTACCGGATGCTCACCCTGGAGGGCTGGGAGGAGCTGCCCGCCTCCCGCTACGACAAGCAGACGCGGACCAACGCGCACGGCGCGCACCCGACGCCGGTGTACTCCGACGAGCGGATCGTCGGCGTGGAGGGCTACTGCTGGACCGGCGACGACCGCGACCAGCTGCTCGCCGACCTGCGCGCCTACGTGACCTTCGACGACGACCCCGACGAGGACACCGAGCCGCTGGCGGTCACCGTGGCCGGGAAGACGCTCACCGCCGGCGCGCAGCTGATCGCCGCGGTGCCGAAGCTGACCCGCGGCGAGTGGGGTGTCGGCAAGTTCGGCTGGCTGCTGCAGTGGCGCTGCCCCGACCCGCGCCGCTACGGCGCCCCCCAGACGGCCTCCACCGGTCTCCCCACGGCCGGTGGGGGCTTGGCCTACCCGCTCGCCTACCCGCTCGACTACGGGCCGGTGGGCGTGACGGGGCGGATCACGCTGACCAACCCGGGCAGCGCGGCGGCCCCGATCCTGCTCGCCGTGACCGGCGGCCACGACGTCGGCTTCGAGGTGTCCGCCGTGGAGACCGGGCAGCGCCTCACCTACCCGGTGCCCGTGCCCGCCGGTCAGGTGATCGAGCTCGACACGGCAGACGGCAGCGTGCTGGTGGAGGGCACCGCCTCCCGCCGCGGCAACCTCTCGCACGCCGACTGGATGCTCGTCCCCCGCCGCGACCCGAAGACCGGCGTCGACGGCGTCCTCACGCTGCAGTACACGTCCCTCGGCGGCATCCCCGACCCCAACGCGTCGCTGGCGGCCACCGTGTCGGAGACCAACTGGTGACCACCACCCTGCTCTTCGGCGACCTCCGCGGCGGCCGCATCTACGACACCCTCGACGTCACCGGCTGCTCGTGGGAGCAGGTGGCCAACGACGCCGGATCGATCACCTCCGTCACCGTCGAGGCCCATGAGGTGCGCCGCAAGCTCAAGGGCCAGATGTTCACCGCCAGCAGCTTCCTGGCCGTCGACGTCGACGGGCGGCTGCAGGAGGCCGGGCCCGTCTGGTCCCTCGGCTGGGACGACGAGGCCCAGCAGCTCGGGATCGGCGCCGCCGGCCTGTGGTCCCTGTTCGACCACCGCACCGTGCTGCCGGTGCTCGCCGCCGACGCCCGCGTGCAGGACGCCGTCACCACCGTCTCCGGCACCGACCTCGGCGGCATCGGCCGGGCGCTCGTCGCCCAGGCCCTCACCCACGCCGGAGGGGACCTGCCCCTCGTGCTGCCCGACCCGCCCCCCGGCGACCGCACGGAGTCCTGGTACGGCTGGCAGCTGGCCAAGGTGGGCGACCAGATCCGGCAGCTCACCCAGCGCGCCGACAACGCCCCCGACATCCGCTTCCGCCCCGACTACACCGCCGACCGGCTCGGCGTGCAGTGGTTCTACGAGGCCGGCACCGAGGCCGCCCCCCTGCTCACCCAGGCAGGCGACGACTGGTACTTCGACCAGACCGTGGCCAAGTCCCCGGTGCTCAACATCAACACCGACGAGGACGGCACCCAGATGGGGATGCTGGCCTGGGCCACCGGCAACGGCTCGGAGGCCGACATCCTGCTCTCCCACTGGTACGACCCCACCCTCGTCGACGCCGGCTGGCCGCTGCTCGAGGTGTACGAGGCCGACTCGACGGTGGAGGACCAGGGCACCCTCGACGATCACGCGCAGAACCTCGCCGGGCGCTCCGCCCGCCCGCCGGTCGCCTGGAAGGTGGTCGTGAAGGCGTCCGCGGCCCGTGAGGTGCTCGCCGGCCACTACGCCCGCGTCGTCGTCCGGGATGACCATCCGTGGCTGCCGGGCGGGGAGACGTTCCTGCGGGTGGCGAAGAAGTCAGGCGATCTGACGGACAAGGTGACGCTGACCATGTATCCGATCCTGGACACGTTCTGATGGGCGTCGATGCGGCGATGCCGCCCGGCCTGTTCGAGCGGATCCGGCAGATGATCCGCGAGGAGACGGGCAAACTGCTCCGCTCCGGGCTGCTCCGCAACGCGTCCATCTCCGAGGGCGGGCTGACGATCAAGGGCGGGTTCCTGCGGATGAAGTCCGCGGCCGCCGGAGGCGTGGACACCTTCTACGTCGGCCCGATCACCCCCGCCCTGCCGGACGGCTCCTACCAGCCGGGGGTGATCGTGCGCCGCAACGACGGCACGACCGCGCTGCTGCTGTGGGACCCGATCCCCGACCCCGGCGGCCCGAACGGCTACAGCCAGTTCCTCGGCTGGTACGACCGGACCGGGCACGCCATCGTCACCGACGACACCGACTCCGGGCAGGGCATCGCCCGGCCGTGGCTGCCGCTGCCGCTCCCACAATCCACCCTGATCGCGTCGTGGCCGAGCACGTCGAGCACGACCGACGGGATCATCGCCGAGTCACAGGCGTCCTTGCAGCAGGTCAAGCTGTGGTGGAACGCCTCGACCATCGCCGACCCCGGGGTGACCGGCACGGTACAGCTGAAGATCAGCTACGGGTCGACGACCGTGACCAGCGACCCGCACCCGATCACGGCCACGCTCGGGTTCATCAACGACGTGATCACCCTGCCGGACGGCTTCTTCGGCCAGTCGGCGGTCATCGACGTGATGGCGCACGTCACCGGCGGCACCGGCAAGGTGTACTGCCAGACGTGGACCCTGTACGGGCGGCAGTCCTAGCCGGCGGGCGGGGTGTAGCCGGGTTCCCCGGGCAGCGGCGGGATCGGGGCGCCGGGGCTGCCCCCGGCGGCGCCCGGCGGGAAGCTCGCCGCGGTGGGCTGCGGGTCGGGGTTCGGCGCCGGGTCGGACGACGGCGCGGGCGCCTGCGTGGTGGTCGGGTCGGCCTGGGTCGGGTCCGATGCGGGCGTGGTCACGGCCGCGACCGTAGCCGGGGCGGTGTCTGCGCTCGAGCTTGTCGCCGACGTGGTCGCGGGCGGGGTGCTGGCCGCCGGCGTGCTGTCCGCCGGGGTCGTGGCGGGGGTGGTGATGTCGGTCGTGTCTGAGGTGGTCTGCGTGCCGGGCGAGGACAGGGCGGCGTGCGCGCCGAACCCGACGCCGGTGAGCAGTAGCCCTGCTCCGACGGCGACCGCGGCGATCTTCCCGCGCACGGCCCGCAGTTTCCTACCCATGTTCCGGAACTCCTCCGTTTAGTTGGCTCGGCGAACTGTACGCCCATTCGGGCCCGGCTGACACCCCACGCGTGAACGTGTCACCCGTGGCCGACGCCCTGCACACCCCCGGAGTCACCAGCGCAGCAGAAGCCCGCCTGGACGACGCCGGCCTCATCGCCGTCCAAGGGCCGACCGCGCTCGACGCCCGCACCGGCGTGCTCATCGGCCCCGGCACCACGACGCTCGTGACCGGCACCGCCGACACCGCCCCCATGGCCTACCTGATCGCCCCGCACCACTGGGTGACTAACCGCGGGGTGAACACCGACGGCGTGTACCGCGGCACGCTCGAGGCCGCGACCCGGGTGACCACCACCGCAGCACCGGGGTCCGGCTCCCGCATCGACGTCATCTACGCGAAGCAGGGCGACGCCAACTCGACCATCTCCCCCGACGGGTCGACCGCTCCGATCTACGGCTGCGCGCAGGGCAACTCGACCACCGGCACCCCGGTCGCCCCGTCCATCCCCGTCGGCGCCATCGAGCTCGCCCGGGCCACCGTCTCCGCCGGGGCCACCGCCACCAACGGCGCCGGCGTGGTCATCTCCCAGACGGCGCGGCAGACCGCCGCCCGCGGCGCTGCCATCCCGGTGCGCAGCCAGACGGAACGGGACGCCCTCACCACCCGCCTGGGGCTGCGTGTGCTGCGGCTGGACCGCAACGGCGCCGAGGAATGGCACGACGGCACCCGCTGGCGCTACGAAGGCGACTACGTGATCGCCGCCACCGCGGCCGAGCAGAACGCTCTCGCCGCCTACGTCGGCCTGTCGGTCTACCGAACGGACCTCGCCGCGGTCCAGGTGTGCACCGCGACCGGCCCGACGACCTGGGCCACGGTCTACAGCGACAGCGGCTGGAAAGACCTCACGGTCAACTCCCCCTTCACCGGGACCGCGAAGTACCGCATCCGCAACGGCGGGGTCGACTGGTACATCAGCCTCACCCGGACCACGGCGTGGACCGGCCCGCTGACGGTCCTCACGTTCCCGGCCGAGGCCATCCCCACCGCCGAGCGGCTGGAGTCCGCCCGCATCGTGTCGACCAACGCGGCGGGCGTGTTCGTCGTCGCCCCCTCCGGCTCCGGGTCGACAAACCTCTCCGGCGCGGCGAACAACGTGATCGAGGCCAGCGGCTTCCACCTGCTCGGCTGACACCCCCGCGCGCACCGTGGGGGGCGTGACTACGGAGACCGGCGGGCTGGACTTCTCCCTCGCGCGGCCGGATCCGAAGACGCTGGACCGCCTGGGCTTCCGCTTCGTCTTCGGCTACCTCAAGCCGCTGCGGGCAGGGCAGCCACACCCCATGGAACTGAGCGCCGCCGACATCAAGGCGTACCGGGCCGCCGGGCTCATGGTCGGTGTCTTCTGGGAGACGACCGCCAACCGGGCACTCTCCGGCGCCGCAGGCGGGAAGGCGGACGGCGCCGCGGCGGTCGCCCGCGCCCGCGCGGTCGGCTACCCGGCCGGGTGCGTGATCATCGCCGCCGTCGACTTCGACGCCACCGCCGCCCAGATCCCCACCTGCGTGGCCTACCTGCTCGCCTTCGACGACGCGGCCCGGGCCGGCGGCTACCCCGGAGGTGCGTACGGCGGCATCCGCGTGATCGAGGCCGTCCACGCCGCGCGGCCATCGCTGTACCTGTGCCAGACCGCCGGCTGGTCCGGCGGGCAGCTTTCCCCGCACGTCCACGTCTACCAGCGCGCGCAGCCGACGAACTGGCCCGCCGTCGCGGGCTGCGACGAGGACGTGCTGATCAAGCCGCTGCCGCTGCACGGCGCGGCTGCCCCCGCCCCAACCGAGGAGGACTTCGTGGCGACCCTGAGCGACGACGAGAAGACCCGCCTGATGGCGATGGTGGACGCCTACGTCCCCGGCAAGGCGAACCGCAACGCCGCCGGGCCGGGCTGGCTGATGATGCTCAACATGAACGCCGGCGTGACCGACCTGGTCGGCCGCAAGCCGATCTCCGACCCGGCCGCGCTCGCCGCCTCCGTCGCCGACGCCATCCCGGACGACATCGCCCAGCAGGTGGTCGACCTGCTGGTGCAGCGCATCAAGGACTGACCGGAGCCGATCGGCCACGACACGGGGGTGAACGTGCCGACCAGCGCACGCAAGAAGCACCTGATCGGCACCGGCGGCCCGTGGGGCACCGGCCTGCTGCTGCTCGGCGTCGCCGCCACCGTGCAGGGCATCGGCTACACCACCGCCAAGCCCGGCCACCTGCCCGAGCCGATCGCCGTCCTGTCCCGCTACGTGCCCCCCGCGGTGTGGGGCGGGCTGTGGATCGCCGCCGGCCTGTGGTCGGTGTGGAAGGCCCTCACCCCGCCACAGCAGCACTGGGAGGCGCTGCCGGTCGTCGGCGTGCTGCTGCTCTGGGCCGCCGCCTACCTCTTCTACTGGCTGATCCTCGGCATGGCCTACGGGCATTGGACCCGCACCTGGCAGGGCGCGGTCGGCTGGGCCATGCTCGCTGGGCTGGTCATGTCCTGGTCCCGCTGCGTCAACCCACCACAGCTGAGGCGGCGGTGAGCCCCCAGGGGTGGCTGCTGCTCGGCACCATCATCACGGCCGGAGGCGGGCTGCTCGGCACGTGGCTGCTGATCCGGCAGCAGGGCCGCCAGTCCCGCACTACCGACGCGCAGCAGATCATCGACCAGCTGCAGGAGATGCGCGCGGCCGACGAGGAGCGGCACCGGCGGGAGATCGCCGACCTGCGCACCGAGGTCGGCGCGCTGCGCACCGAGGTGGGCGAGGCCCGGCACGAGATCGACGACGTGAAGTCCCGGGCCGAACGCCGAGAGCTCGTGTTCTTCGACTATGTGGCCGCGCTGCGCTGGCACATCGAGCAGAGGAAGCCGCCACCGCCCCCGCCGTGGCCGGCCGCGCTGATGAACCGCGGCTGACACCCCCGCGCGCACCGTCGGGCCCGTGAAGGCGTTCCTGACCCGCGTGTGGGCGTGGCTCGGCCCCGACCTGTGGCGGCTGCGCAACACCGAGCCGGCGATGCTCGCCGCCCGCTACGCGCAGCTCGTCGCCGTGCTGGCCGCCGCCGGGCTGACGATCCCCCACGTCATCGACTACCGCATCGGCATCGGCCTGGCCGCGTGGGGCATCGTCGCCCCGTGGGTGCAGGGCAAGCGCACCCGCGCCGACGTGTTCTCCCCGCAGACCGCGGCCGACCTCGCCGACCTGGCCCGCCTGTTCCCCCACCTGGCCGACGAGGCGGAGAAGCTGCTGCGCGTCGGCTGGTCGAAGTGGGAGGCGTACCTGCGCCTCGACCAGCTCGCCCGCGACGTCGCACCGCCGCAGCCGCCGGACGACGGGGAGCACGCGGCGAGCATGGCCGGCTGATGCCGTTCGCCACCGGCCCTGTGCTGACCTACGTCGGGCTGGGCCAGTACCGCACCGTCGGCCCCACCGTCTACGTCGGCAAGAAGCAGCTGTTCACCATCCCGGACGGCTTCACCACCGACCTCGCGTCGGTGCCGCGGATCTTCTGGTCGCTGCTGCCGCCGGACGGCCGCTACGAGAAGGCGGCGGTGCTGCACGACTGGCTGTGCACCGAGCTGCACGCCGCGTACTACAAGGGGGCGGTCGGGTGTGCACTACCGTGCGCCCGCCACGGCCCGGGACACCGACGCGATCTTCCGCAGAGTGATGCGGGAGGGCGGGGTCGGTTTCGTCACACGATGGATCATGTGGGCCGGGGTCCGCTGGGGAGCGGTCGCCAACCCCGCCCGCCGGCCCGGCTGGTGGATCGACGCGCCGCTGGTCCTGCTGATCACGCTGCTGATGCTCGCCGTCGTCGCAGCCGGCCTGCTCGCCGTGCACGTCGCGGTCGGCGGGCTGCTGTCGCTGCTCTAGTCAGCCCGCAGCGAGCAGATGACCTCCACGGAGACCAGCCGCCCGGCGAACGGCACCGAGCGCCCCTTGTAGTCGTAGGGCTGGCCGTCCGGGATGTAGAAGGGACGGGCGCCACGGCTGTACACGACGTAGCACTTGCCGCCGTTGATCTTCTGCACGCGCAGTTCGGGCGTGACGCCGAGGGCCAGGGCGAGGCGCTCGACCGCCTCGGTGTCGTCGTCGGCGTCCAGGTAGATGCTCAGTTCGTCGCCGCTGTAGGCCTGGACGTTGTACGGCGACAGCTCCAGCTCCTCGCAGGTGCTTAACCCGAAGGCGAGGAGATCGCGGAAGGACTGGAGCGGGGTCGTGGTCGTGGCGGTCATCGTGGGCTCCTTCGTGAGTGATCGTCTCTCACAAGTGAGACTAGTAAGTGAGTTGCGAACCTGCAAGAGCATCACGCCGCACCGTCTACCCCTCGCCGCAGCTCGTCGTGACCGAGCCGCGTGTAGATGCGGGTGGTGTCGATGTTCCGGTGCCCGAGCAGTTCGGCGATGACGTAGATGTCCGCACCCCCGGCCCGCACCCGGGTGGCGAACCGGTGCCGCAGCGTGTGCAGCCCCCACCCGGGCGGCAGCAGATGCCGGGCCAGCACCCCCAGATGCGCCGGCGTGAGGTGCCCGCCGTGCGGTGACGGGAACAACCACCCGGGCGGGCTCGCCTGGATCGCAGCCGCGAGCGCGCCGGTGAGCGGCACGTCGCGGTAGGCGTCGCCCTTGCCGTGCACCCGCAGCCACCAGCCGCCGTCGTCGTCGCACCAGGCGTCCTCGCGCCGCACCTGGGCCACCTCGGCACGCCTCAGACCGGAGTAGGCGGCGAGCAGCAGCATGATCCGCTCCCGGTCGCAGGCGCCGGCCAGCGCCGCCCGCAGCACCGTCTCCGGCACCGGACGGGGCAGCCCGCGGGTCGTCTTCACCCGCGGCAGCAGCGCGGCCGGCGACTTCTCGAGCTGCCCGGCGGCGACGCCCC